CCATGGAGCGCCCAAGGGCATAAGCACCATTGATCGCATAGGGACTGGTCGGATCAATCAGCATCCGCAGTTTGTCCTGATCATCAATCAGATCGGCCCATTCATAGTCCGTGGGGAAAACCCAACGAGCATCGTGGGGAGTGGAAATCAGCGGGGTATCCCCGTGACGGGTGGTGCGCTTTTGCGCGGTGACTGCACCAATTTGCTCGACGCATTTGGCGGCTTTACCAACGTAGTTACCAACGCTGACGGCTTCACGCAGCTTGGAACCACGCTGTTGCAGCAACAGCGACACGTTGGTCGTGTACTGTTGCACAAAGGCAGTGGTGACTTCAAAACTCATGGCGTTCTCCTGTTTGAAAAATTAGTTCACCGGCCTAATTTGACTTATCCACCATGAGTGGGGTCTAGTCCGACTTTTTAGGGCGTCCAGTTCTCCGTTTGGGCTGGTCCCTGAGAAAATCGGGCGGTGACTCCGGTTCATCACCTTTTTCTAATTGTTGTGAACCTATCACATAATTTTCTAAAATGCGACTAAAATGCGACAAGTTTTTAGAATGTATTCCGGTTCAATAATTGCGACTCTGGTTGCTTGTGGAATCAAAACCTCCAAAAGACGCAAACGGATTTCACAATCATCCATGTGCAGCCTCCATGAGGCGCTTCATTTTAGCAACAGCATCCTGATTCCCGTTGAGATATTGTGTCATGAAATCCTTGTTCATGCGCAGATCGGAAATCTCTTGACGAGCAGCGGCAGGGGTCAGACCAAAACCACTGGATTCACGCCCTGTTCCGACAAAAGCATCCTCACCCATTTTGGAACCGATTGTGGCAAAGAGTTTGAGCATTTCAGCCGTACCCAATTTGGATTCAAGGTTATTCAAGGTTTGTTCATCATAACCAAGGGCCGACACCGCACGTTTTCCAGCGTCAATTTTTTCATCAAACGCTTTACCCCATTCTTTCCTGAGTGATCCAATGTCCATCTCAGCCTGTTGTGCTTGTTCCTGCTGCATGGATTGCATTCTTTCACCACTCATAGAGTTCCATGCTTCAAACAGACCCCTGGCTTGCTTATCACTGAGTCCGTGCTGGTGTGCGGTCTGACGAAACCAGTCCATCAAACCCTTATCAGCTCCCTCGGGAGCTTGCAGACCATATTGATCGGGAGTCTCAGGGCGACCGAGTTTATTGTAGAAGTTGTTGACCACATCCTCCCCGGCATCCTCACCAGGCAATTCCAATAGGCTTTTGCTACCACCAGCAAACTTTTCCAGATTGCGGTAGCTGGTCAGAACATCACTGACCCCCTTCCAACCCTTCTTTTCCACATAGGCACTGGTATCTTCATCAAATCCAGTATTCCACGCTTGAGGTTGAACCGTTTGACCTGCTTGATTTACTTCACCACCGGCTGCACCGTTATCGCCCGTCAAGGCGGCAGTCGCCTCACTCATCTCGATAGTCCTCCGTCAAGTTGTAAACATCTTCGTCCGAGAGTTGCAGATAGGCTTGAATCCGCAACCACACCTCACGCCTACCTTCCAGAAGATACGTTGTCTTCTCATTGTTCACATCAGCCGTGGGCAATCTGGCACGGCAGAACCGACGCAAATCAGCCAGAACCGCTTTACCATGCTCCCCGTTGAATGTCTGCTGGTAGGCTTGCTTTCGGATCAGGGTGATTCGCCGCAACATATCACCGAGCTTCCGAAAGAAGTTTATTAGCCTGTGCCGCATCCTTCATCGCCCCCGCTACAGGTTGAGCCGCAGCCATCATTTGTGCGGCCTGTTCTTGTTGAGCACGTTGCTGACGAATCTCCATAACGGCCTGGGGGCTACGGATCACCGGAGTCGGTACACCGGAAACCTCAGCCGTCAGACGCGCCAGTTCATCTTTGTCAAAAACATCAAGTACTGTCGGGTCAAGTTGAGCAAAGGGTGCTAAAAGCTCCATCGTGCGCTGCACACCCACAAGTTCCTCAGCCCGTTGCATTCGACTCAATGGGGAGTCATAAACAATCTCGTACTCTCCACCAGCCTCTATCATGACAGGGGGTAAGGGTGGCAGCACACGATGACGCATGAGAAGATCAATTTCTCGCTCAATCAAGGGACCAATAGCTTCGGACTGTTGACGCCCCATGGTCGGGGTCAAGAGCATCCCTTTTTCCTGGGCGCGAATCAGGGCTTCGGTTGCCGTCATGCGTGGGGTTTCCACCAAAATCTGAAACAGTGTCACCAAGAAAGCATCGTCAATACTTTGACGCTTTTGGTCCATCTTACTTTCAGCAATATCAACCCGTGCTCCTGTGGAAAAAGGCTGCATGAGCATCCTACCATCTCGGTTCACCCCACCGTAATTGAGTCCACCAGGGCGCAGATTGACCCGCATCGCTCCACCACCAAGCACTCCATCATCATGAAGCAGGATCGGGGGATCGACCAGTTTGTGTACCGCACGAATATCGGTTTTGCTCATTTCATTGAGCATCTTGATATCAGGCAGTGCCATCATTGCTGGAGAGCGACCATAGATTTCATCAGGAGCCGTCACATAGCGGCTGATAGAGTAGGGAAAAGTGTCATACCCTCCCTCGGGAGCCACCATCTGTTCGGTACAGACTGAAAGATACAAGGATACAAAGGGTTTACCCCTTGCATCGGCACGGCTTGAATCATAATCCTGCCGGGGAGTCACGACATGAAGAAAGACAAATTTTTCATTTTGTTTATTGGGATCATCAAGAGCTTTTTTGATCTTTTCTGGCAGATTCTTTTCACCCCACTGTTGAGCGGCTTGACGTGCCGTGAAACGAAACTCACGAAACACTGTATCCACCATACCTTGATGATTTTCCATCAGGTGAAGGTCACGCAGATTCACGCAACGATAACGTAGCCCCACACCGGGCTGAAAATCTGTAAACACGGAGCCGGTACCAAAGGCACCCACAGATGTCCAACGTTCATGGTTTTGACCGGCAAAATTGGCTTTAGGGGAATAACGAGCAGAGAACAACAGGTCATTGGCGCGATAAAACCAGTCCTTGACCTCATGCATCTGATTGAGTTCAGGATTAGTGGTGCGCAGGTTGTGCCATTTCTGCTGGCGCGGGGTAAGCATGGAATCCATGACAGAAGCAAAACGATCCAGGGCAATCATGGGCCGGGAGTCATAGATTTTCTCCGTCTTTTTCTCCCCGTCCGTGCGATCCCCGACAAACCCGCGCTGCCTTGGTAGCACTCGCTCCGCTATTTCTTCCCAATGGGTTTCCCAATTGGCCCGAGAGGACTTGATTGTCTTGTAACGATGGAGAATATCATCTACATCGGCCATATTGATTATCCTCTGAGTAATGATATTCCCTGCCCACTGGAAGAAGACGACAACATCCCTGACGCACGATATTTGTCACGAGCCATCATATAACTGGTGTCAGACTGATTTTTATACTGCTGGTTAACGGCTCGTTTGGCGCTATCGGAATGCCGGTCTTTGGTTTCATTTACAGAAGGGCCGGAAATACCAAAAGGATCAACGAGTTTGTAACCTATTTTTGAACCCGTGAGCTTCTCGATGGGTTCACCCATGGGGTTTATCATCCCGGCTATATTGATTGATCCATCTCCACGCTTTCCCATAATATTGCCCGGATCAATCATGCTTCCAAAGAAACCAGACATGGGTAGCCTCACGAACCAAGCAGTTTTTTGGTTCCCACATTACCACGAGAGAGTTGTCCACCGGTGAGCATGGATGCACCAAGCCCGGTAGCTCGGCGCTGACGTCTGCGTTCAGCATCACTTGCCTGCATGGCTGCTGCATCATCTACGGTCGGAGGGGGTTCAGGAACTTCCGGCATCTTTGGTTTACTGAACAGACCACCCATGATAATCCTCCCGGTTTGAAAAAATGTCGTAGTCGGTTTGTGCGAACTGCGTTCCCTGACGCACTCCACGAAAGGTACGCGAATCACGCCTTGCCACGGGTTCCGCAAAGGTCAGAGCCAGGGCATCCCCATCATCCGGGGAATCAATACCGCGCTTCTTCATGGAATCCTTGGTTTCCAGCCGCAACTGACCCTTGGTGTTGATTTCATACTCCGGCCCCGTCAAATCATTGATGAGTTGAGCATTATCATCTATCGCCCCATAAGTCAACCATTCACGCATCAGCGCCCACATCTCAACGCGCCGATTGGAATACTTATCAGTGTCTAGTGCTCTCTCACCACTTTGTACTTCAATGACCCGATACCCAAGCTGTTTGAGCCTGTCCACAACGCCACCACCAACTCCGCCCCCATCGACAAACGTGGCATCGGGGTTGTAGCGATCAATTAGATTGGCAACCTCCATGGAGAGTTTCATGGTGTCGATCCCCTTGAAGCGGATTGGCTCAATGCTTCTGGCATCACGCCCCCGTCGAAAGCGGATGACACTTGAATCCCCACCAAAGCGCGCCACATCGACCCCCATAAGCAAGGGAGCACCGGAGTCTTCGGTTACTTCACGAAGGGCTGCATCCTGTGCGACATCACGCCCAATGAACTGATTGCTCCCGGTCCGTGGAAACTGCCCCTTGACTTCAACGCGGGTAACGTCATGGTCTTCACCATACTTATCGGCAATGCGCTGATAAACCGCCGGGTCTACCCCTTCAACTTTACGCGAGTCGATATAGCGGGTCTGCCAGAATACTGAATCTTTGTGAAAGCACTCAAAGAAGCGCCCCGTATTGCGCCGGGGGTTACTGATTG